TGCCGTTGACAAGCTGCGCCTGCTGGTAAAATCCGTCGCAAAGGCCCTGATTTACGCTGTCGATCTTGCGCTCGACATTGGCAAAATCAGAGGTCAGCACGTAGCCGTCTACGACACCGCCGGAATTGCCAGCGTTGTTGCCCCAGCCGTTTCGGCCCCAGCCGAAGAGGAAAAGAACGATAATCCAGATCCAGTTTTCGCCCCACATACCCATGCCACCGCCGTAGCTGTTCGCGGGCGCGACCGGCATAGTCATCATGGGAGCACCGTCGGAAAGAGACATATTATCTCCCCTTTCATAAATTTTATTTATCAAATCGTGGCCACGATAAGATCAATGGAATAAATGCTCGAATTGTTTTGCCATAGATTGAAGTTGGTTTAACTCTTGCTGGCTCATAGCCCCAGATTGCAAAAGCTTTTCGACCTCCGCTTTTGGGTTACCCTGAAAATTCGCCCTAAACTGTTGGAACTGCTGCAACATCTGCATAAAGCCGTTGCCGCCGCCGAGCGCTCCGAAAAAGGGATTATTCATCGTCATCGTCCTCCTTGCGCTTCTTCTTGCCCTTCAATTCGCACACAAGCGCCGCCAGCGCGTCAAACTCCTTGCGGGTGACAAACTTATCATCCATTTTTTTAGTATCATGAGATTTGTTTTCGGCTTCTTCCGTGTAATTAAACGTCCTCATTGGAATAGGCGTGCCGCTTGCGTCTCGCTCCTTGATGTGGAAAACCATCGAGTTTGTTTCAAAGATAATTACTCGAGAATTTGGGGCGACCATAAACCCGTTTGCTTCTTCTTTTCCCCCGCTAATCCATACAACGCTTGTCTGCATTTGCTGCGGTTGAGCCGTTTGCGCAGGAATTTGTGTCTGCATCTGCTGCATCTGCCGCATCTGCATGAGGTTGTCCGGCATCGGCTGCGGATAATAGGGGTTGAAATAGGGATATGCCATGTTCATTCCTCCGTTTCTTTGTCCCAAAAATAAAGCGGGATTTCGTTCTCGCTGTTCCAGCTGTCATAGATAGCCCCGTCCTGAACGCACACTACATGCCCAGAGAGGGCGAGAATATACGTCCCGCGCGGGTGCTCATCGGCAAACCTGCCGACCGTGTAACAGTCCGGGCAAGTGTCCGGTATGATGTATCTCCGGTAGCCTAAGGACCGCAGATACGCGCCCCAACAGGCGTTTGCATTGGGTAAATCACCGTCCAAGTAGCCACGCATGCACAGCCGGAGATAAACCTCGCCCCAATCCTTTCCCGTGGCCTTACAGATCGCACGGACAGTGCAATCGGACACGTTTTTCCCGCAGGGATTTGGATTAAAATATTTATACATGATTGCAACCCCTATATAGGCTTTCAGCAATTTCCACATACGCTAAAAGCCCCTGGGGATCGTCTGCGTACAGAATGCAAATATCCTGCGCCATTTGCGCGGTAAACCCGCATTTGATTAAGCGCTCGTACATATTCCCGCCTCCTTGCCTCTATAATAAAAGAAATCCGGGCAAATAAACTGCCCGGATTCTGCCTTGATTCTGCAATAATGTAGTTACAGTGTACACCAATTGTGTGCAAAAACGAAAAATAGCCGCACCCAAAAAGGGCGCGGCTATTTTTAGGAATCGAATGCATCCGCCAGTTTTTGGTATGCGCGGCGGCGCAATTTGTAAAATCCATCTACGCTGATATGTAGTTTTGCCGCCGTCTGTACACAGGTGCGGCCAAAAACGTCCACGTCAATTACACAGGTTTCCTCGTCTTCCGGTAGCCCTACCGCACGGATTGTTTCTGTGGCGCGGCATGGTGCCATAGTGGATAGTTTTTTGCGGATCCTTTTGTGCTGATCTATCATTTCCCACGGTGTGCCGTGGAGGTGCGGATGCTTATGCACGGGCGTGAGGCCGGCGTAGCGGTGTCCTCTGCGCCCTCCAGTGGATTTATTTTATCCTTTATTTCAGCAGGAAATTCCAGCTGGCAGCACCGAGGATGCCATCCACGCCGAGGTCGTGGTCTGCCTGCATCCGGCGCAGACCGGTCTCCATCTTGGGGCCAAAGAGCTTGTCGCCGCTCCAAATTTCATCCGGGTAATAGCCCTTGTCCTTCATCAGCAGCATGGCGGCCCGGACGTCATTGCCCTCCATGCCACGGCGCAGCATACGCAGTTCCATGTTGATTGTTTCCTCCTTCGTCGTCGGTGCGGGTGCGGGCTTGGGCTTCTCATCCAGCAGCGCCTTGACGCTGGCCTTGAACGCCTCCCACTCCGCATTGTTCTTCCCTGCCATTTGCCGGGGGCAGGACTTCCCGGTCACGTCGTAGTGCCGCAGGACGTAGGTGTCCACGCCGGAGATGCCCAGTAGCTTGCACAGCTCCGCCGTCAGTGCCGCAGCGTTGGCCTTGGTGCGCTCGGAAACATGGTAGTTCCCGGAGCAGCACATCTCGATAGAGATACTGTTGGTGTTGCGGCAGAGAGGATGTACCGGATCAGAAGAGCCTACCGCCCACGCCCGGTCACAGACCGGTACGGACTGGTAAATGCTGTCCTCATCCACGAAGTAGTGTGCGCTGGCCTCCCGGTCGCCGCCTGCGAAATACTTGCAGTTGGCCTCGGCGGTGTCACTGACGTTGCCCGTGTAGTGCAGCACCACAAAGGCCACGTCCCGCCCGCCCAGCCGGTCATAGGTCTCTTTGCTGGCCGGGATGCTGGTGTTGATGGGGATACCGCCCGCCTTGGCGATGGGATATGCGGCAGTGATGCGCTTACCCATATCTCACTCCCCCTTGCTCAGCTGCTTGACAGCCTGATTGATGCCGGTGGCTGCCAGACCGCTGACGATGCCCACGGCAATGGCGGTGATGGGATCACCCGCCGGGAAGTCCGGGATGGGTGCCAGATAGTAGCTGACAGCCCCCAGCAGACCTCCGCAGACCCCGCACAGGATGGGGATCCACTTGTCGTTCATGCTGCTGGCCTTGCCCACCAGCCCCACGAGGTAGGTGATGACGGTGATAACCGCCACGCTTGCGATGCCAAAAGTTTCCATAATTTCTCCTTTCCGTGCCCGAATCGGGCACACAAAAAATGTTGATAAGTCTTTGTTTACTCCCCAGTATAATCGTAAATGATGGTGGCACTGCTCGCACCCCAAGGAGCATTTGCTACTTGCCCCTGCGACCACGGAACATAAATGGTAGACAGTTTTGGGCATCCGGAAAATACTCCACCAGGAATTGAGGATACCGTGCTCGTAAATTTAACCGTTTCTAACCCAGTACAATTGGCAAATGCAAAATCTCCGATTGTAGTGAGTGCGGGGGGAAGGGTTATTGATGCGAGACCTGTACCCTGCTTAAATGCATAAGCTCCAATCGAGGTCATTCCAGACGGGAAGGTCGTCAATGCGAGCTTTGGGCAGTACTGAAATGCGGCTGTTGGTAATGAAGTAATCCCAGAAGGGAGACTTGTCAATGCGAGCCTTGGGCAATTGTTGAATGCATACTGTCCGATTGAGGTAAGTCCAGAGGGTAGGGCCTTCAATGATAGTTGGTAACAATTTAGAAACGCAAAATCTCCGATTGAAGTAATCCCAGAAGGGAGACTTGTTAGTACCATCTTTGAACAATTCCTAAATGTGTAATCTCCGATTGAGGTAATTCTAGAAGGAAGACCTGTCAATGCGAGACTAAAGCAATCCCTAAATGCCTGGTCTCCAATTGAGGTGATTCCAGAAGGGAGGCTTGTTAACGCTAGCTTTGAACAATCAGAGAATGCAAAATCTCCGAGTGAGGTAATTTCGGAAGGGAGACTTGTCAATTGGAGCTTTGGGCAGCGATAAAAACCACTATCACCAATTGCAATTACATTGTCTGGCATATCTACTGATGTCAATTCCGCCAAATAAGAGAATGCATGTTCTGGAACAATTGTTCCTCGAAATTTAGCAGTAAACACTCTACCAGAACTGTCGAGGGACGTATACTCTATATAAGGGCCTGTCGGTGGTGCCTCAAGGGCGCCGGTCACGCCGCCGATCACCACATCCTTCTTGATGTTCTCGGGCAGCATAGTGTCCGGTTTTTGGATCGTCACCTTACGCATTCCTTTGCTGCTGGTGGGCAGGATGACCTGATTGCCGGAGGGCATAGACAGCTCCACCGTCCGCTCCTCGGTAGCATACACCTCCATCACCTGCCCCATGTTGACCTCCAGGTCAGCGCCGGGAGAAAAAGTTACCGCAAACTCGATCATAGCGCACCATCCCGGAGAATACGCTCCACAGGCACTTCGAATACCTGAGATGCCATGCGCTGGCCGCCTACGCCCACCCGGAGCTGTATCTTTGCGTCAATGCCTCTCCCGGCAGTAAGCGACAGGGTCTCGGCTTCCGTCAGTGTGCATGAGACAACATTCCCGTCCAGCTGTACATCCGACAATGCTTTTTCGATTTTAACCTGTCCGGCCTGCGCTACGGCCAAGGACAGCACCGTGATGCTCCCCGTGTCGATGGGCAGGCGGAATGTCAGCGTGGGCGTTGTACCTCGATACATGGGTATCCCTCCTCATACTTTAGATTTGCGATGCTCAGCGGTTGGGCAGTCTTTCCAAATCCGCTATCCTGTGATTGGCGACCTTGATCTGCTCCTCCAGCACCGGAACGCGCCGGGCGAAGTTGTTATGCTCCCGGACTTCCCGTGTCAGCTCGTCCAGTTTGGTGTCGGTGACGGCCTGCTGCGTGTCCAACTTGGCCTGCACATCACGGGTGGTCTTGTTGCTGGTGATGATTACCCCCAGCAGCGACAGGCCGCCGGTGATAAGTGCGACGATGATCGTCTCGGTCATTCGTGTTCCTCCTCTCTTATACTTTCCACTTGCCAGTCACCCGCAGCGATACGGTTTCATTTGTTGGTGTCATGCTCGCCCCACGGGCCATGCGGAAGGACAAGGTTTTTGAAGCATAGCTCCAATCCGTATTGCAGATTGTGTGCAGATCAGTCGCACTGCCGGTGATTACCACGTTCCCCGTCACCCCGAAGGGCATTGACAGGGAAATTGTATTTGTGTATGCGGCGCTGCCAAATGTAGTGTAGCTGGTGGGCGTCACTGTACCACGCCACCACAAGTCTGCATAACCGGAGGCGTACTTGTAGTACGTCCAGTTGCCACTTACGCCTTGCTCAATGATGTAGTCTTGGATGCCCATCGCTTGACGAAGTTTTCCCGCTGCGGAATCAGATAAAATCAATTCCCCGTTCAGCTCCACGGTATTTTCGGCGTAGATAGGCCACTTGAATTGCACCGTTTTCCCTTTTTCTGCTACCCCGCCAAAACACGCTCCCGGCAAGTTGAAGTTGATATTTAACGGGACTTCAACTGTCGCCACATCCATTTCTTTGGTAAAACTGCTTGAAAAAGCGTCCGTGGCGACTACCGCCAGTTTTCTGGTCGTATCTGTTCCGACACCGGCGATGTAAACAACCTTTGAGCCGGAGCTTTGCGCAGAAAGGGTTTGCCTATTCTCATCATCGATCTTCAAAGAGATGCTGGCGGTGTTATTACTCAGAGAAATGGTGAGATCAAACATCACCTTAATGTCTGCGCCGGTATTGTTTTCTGTCCACACGCCGCCTGTATAGGAACCTCTTGCGTATGTGAGATTTGCAATAGACGGTCCAGCATACTGCTGTACAGTAATAGTGTTTGTAACCGTCTTGTTTCTGCCACGAGAATCTGTCGTAGTTACCGTCACCACAACAGAGCCGCTTTTTGTAAGCAGATTCCCTGTATTCAGATTGGCATTTTCATTGCCAATTTTCATGACAGTACCTACAATGGTACTTCCCCTTACTCCGCCAGCCGTGGCAACGGCTTTAAGCTGGCTCTTATTTTGTACCCACCCATATGTCGGCTGATACCCAGCGGCATCGGAAAGCACCACGCTTAAAGATGGAACGAGGGATTCCGGCACAGTGAGGACACAGGTTGTCGTGCTTTCACCTATCTTGCTGCTTCCGTTGTAGGTCTCGCATTTTATCGTCACCGTGCGGGAAGAAGCATTCGTGGTAGCATCTATCATGCTGTCAGGGCTTGCCCACGTGTAAGATGTGGCTACACCAGTTGCAATAGAGACATACCCGCTTCCGGCGTTATAGGACAACTTATGTGTAAAGGAGGAATTTTTCCGTGTGATTGTAATTGCTACATTACCGCCCATTGTGCCATTTGCGGCAGACACGGAAGATGCTCTTGGAATTGTTGGTAGTGTAACGCTACCGGAGACGGTCAAATGCCTTGGTGTGTAGGCCGAATCAAAGCCGCAGTCCCATTCGCCGGAAAGCGTGACTTTCCCGGTTCCGTCGCCACTATGTGTGACAGTGATAGACTTTACGCCCAGTTTATACCAACCGGTAGATGGATAATTGTACGGATTCCAAGTTTTTGTACCTTGCAGAATGTAATACGCTTCGTTCGCAGACTCATTTTGTGAGTACCCGGTACCGTCATACACATACAAGGTTAAATCAAGCGCACTGGTGTTATTTTCGATGCTCTGGCTCTTGACTGTATAGTCAAGGCGTAGCTGCCATCCCTTAGATTTGCTTCCGTAGATACTCGGCATCACGTCACCCCCACGAAACTTATGGATTGATTCGGCTGCACAACGATAGACATCGGACCGAGGCGGAACTTCGATAGCTCTACCAGTTCAAAGCTGTTGTTATTCCAGTACGCTAACAGTGTGCCGCTTGCGTCATAAAACCCAATCTTGTCGTTGTATTCCTTCAAAACAATCTCCGATGCAGAGGATCCAATGCGAAGTACAGGGTGTCCATCTTCATCAATGCTTGCATCAATGAAATCAGAAAGCGTTTGCCCATTGATCGTTACACGCTCTGCGGACATTTGCCCAGCCATAATTGTGTCTGCGTTTACTGCGCCGTCCATCGTAAGCGCAACGCCAGAAATGGTTTTCCCGCCGTCTTTGGAATACCCCAGGCCGTTGATGTTCATAATCCACAGCCTTGTATTATCTTCCATAGTGGGCGTGTCTCGAACCATCCACCCGGTGGGGAATCCATCATCATCCAGCGTGATTTCCCAGTATCCGCCTTTCGCGCCTATAATTCTTTCTGTGGCATCCTGCATGGCTTTGGCAAGGCCGGAATATTCCCGCTTCACTTGCTGTATAATGGGGCTTTCCACGACATACTGCTTGTCCTGCGGCGCATAGCAGGTCGTATTCGCCACCATTCCGCCCTTTATACGCAGTTCCTGTTCCATAATGTAAACGGGGAATGTGCTGGCTGGTCCGGTCACATCTGTAACGTGCAATATGTCCCCTGCTTCCGTAGAGGGGTCTCCCCGCCATTGCACCTTACACGGCATCATTGCCTTGTTTCCAATTTTCTCAAAAACAGTAGCCGCCACAGCTTCGGTAATATACGGGTTTGTAGCCGAAATTCCAACACCCGTCCCGACCGTGATGGGGTTTTCTTCCGTTCCCGTGACAAGGCTTTGTATGGTAAACGGGGAATCTGCGGATTTGCTAAGTCCTCCCTGATACTGCACCTCCGGCCCAACAGAAATACTATCAGAGTACCAGCAGAATTTTAGTTCGCCGTCGGAATCAAATTTCGCATTGCATCCGATCAGCCCCGCCAACCATCCGAGCTGCTGACGCAGTGACCCTGTGTAGGGTGCAGAAATTTGAATATCCGGCAAAGCTACCGAGGGCGCAGTGACATTTCCTTGCGTACATACATCTGTGAGAATCTGCACAGGAGTGGCGGGGAAATCAATGGTAGGCACATAATCATCCGTCAGACTGGCCATGCGGTCATATCCGGTGATAGTTACCCACAACTTCCCGCTTTCTTCTACGCCGTCCGTGGGGATGTAATATTTGCCCTTTTGGACATACTGGGCTTTGCCGCCCACCATGATTCCAACAGATGGAATAAAAAATGCACCGTTCAGCGGGAGATTGTCCTGCTTGTACATCGTCACCTTGCAACTGGAAGAAAACGCCGCACCGATGGTCACGCCGTCCGAGGAGCCGAACTGCTCTGTTATGCTGATTTCCTGCACCTCGGAGGCGGCCAGCTCTGTCGTGCCGTTAAACAGTATTTTGCTTGTGATCTCCCGCCCCGGCGCAGAACACGCGGCGTTAAATGCGTCTGTTACAGTATGCATGGCTCACCTCTCGATGAAATTCATGGACATTTCGCCCCATAACCATGTTCCATCCGCCTCCGGGCGCAAAATGGGCGCAGAACGATCACCAACATAGCAGGTGATCGTTCTATTTGTCCCCGTAAGCGCATCTGGGTATGTAAGCTTGAAAAACGGATCGCTGACGGCTGACAAAAGCGTTGCCATTTTTGCGGCACTCATTGGGAGCCAGGAGCACTCGATCTTTCGCTTTACCGCCACGCGGTCCCGGAACAGGTCCCCGTTTTGGTTCCTCCCGCTGCCGTCGCCGTCCAGGTCAGAAATGCTCCATTTTATCTCGGCGGGAGCAGGCAGAACAACGACCGTCCCGGCATTTTTGGTAACTTTCAATACATCCATTACTGCTCCTTACACCACCAGCGGGCTTGCGCCGGTGGCACGCACCACGGCATTGTTTTCCTTCACAACAGTGTCAAATATTTTCTTCCCGTTAACGCTGTCCAGCACGATTGTGATATGATTTCCTACGCCGCCGCTGTTTTTGACTTCCTCCCGGACAATCTGGCGGATCAAATCGGCGGGTGCCTCGATGTTTGTGCCGCGCTTCTGGTCGCCCAAAACGGCCAAAAATTCCCGGTTTGCTGGGATCACCGCGCCCTGGGCCAGGCGAGGAATGTGGACATTTCCCCAATTGACCCGTCCAATGTTCACACCGGGAATCTTGTTCAAGATACCCGTGATGCCATTTACCATATCGCTTACGCCGCCCAGCACCCAGTTTATGCCCCGTTCAATACCCGAGATCAAACCGTTCATGATGTTTTTCCCGAGGTTCTGCCACCAGGCCGCAGTGAATACAGGGGCGATATAAGAGTTCCAGAATTCTTTGATTTTTTGCCAAACGTACTTGATTTTGTCTATGATGAAATTCCAATTGGGCGCGATTGCCGCCGCCAAACTAACGCCACCGGCAAGCAACATCCCGATGCCCAAGGGTATTCCTACGCCCGTAAAAATAAGAATAATCCCGAGTACAACAAGAAAACCGCCGATCATAGCAAGAGTTTTGCCGAGCGGCCCTTGCAGCGCCTTCGTAATACTGTCCCAATTTGGAACAATCGCCGTCGCAAGCCCAACCGCTCCAGCAGCCATAAGCCCAAGCCCAAGAGGGACATTTGCAAAAGTAAACAGCAATGCGCCGCCAAGCACAAGCAACGCGCCGCTCAAAATTGCAGTTACTGCGCCAATAGGCCCTTTCATTGCGTTTTGGATTGCTTCCCAATTAATGGTTGCAGATGCCGCCAAAGATGCAGCACCAACCAAAAGCAATCCTACTCCGAGCGGAATATTTGCGCTTGAAAGAGCAAGTATGGCGCCAAGTACAAGGAAGGCGGCTCCAACAATACCGGCAATTACATCTATGTTGTCACTTATAAACCTTGTTATGGTATCCCAGTTGACGGCAACAACGGCGGCCAAAGATGCAGCGCCAGCTATAATCATGCCAATTCCAAGCGGGATGTTTGCGCTTGTCATAACAAGGATTATGCCAAGAGCAAGCAAAGCTCCGGCTACAATAGTCACTATAACCGCAAGTGATCCTTGCAAAGTTTCTGCAATAAGACCCCAATTTTCGGAGGCGGCACCATATACCGCCAACGCACCAGCAACCATCAGAGCAATGCCAATCGGTATATTTGCGCCAGAAAAAGTCAACACTGCGCCCAATGCAAGAAGGGCAATTCCGGTAAACAAGGTTGCAACGGCAGCCAATCCGCTGCTGACTGTGCTTGTGAAATCCGGTGCGATTCCACCGCTTGCACTTGCCCCTCCCGAGCTATCGGAATCTCCGTTCATTGTGTTCAGCTCATCGAAAGGTGCCAAATATTTACTGGCTTTCTTTGCGGCAGAACCAACACCATCAATCGCTTTCTGCTGGTCATAAAGGCTTTCAGCCGCTTTCTGAGAAGATGCAAGAGTGTTTCCAAACAGTGCAGATAGCAGCCGAGCAGCTGTATTTACCACCGTTGTAAGCACATTTGCGAGTAGCGTAAACGCCGGGATAACGATGTTTACAATCGGCTGGGCCAGTGTACGCAGCGCACCTTTAAGCTTGGCAACCGCCGCCATTGCATCGGTGTTTGTCTGGATCGCCGACCACATATACTCCCTGATTTTGCGCAGTGCAGCTGTAATGAGCGTAAAAACAAACACGCGCCTTGCAAGCCCCTTGATTCGGTTTCCAAGCTTTGTGAATCGCTTCCCGGCTTCCTCTGCAGCGGGGGACAACTCTCTTGTGCCATTTTTTGCTCCAGCAAGCTGCCCACTGAGTTCTCCCGCCTTTCTCTTTGCATTGTCAAGAGACGCAGCGGTTTTGTTGATTTTTGCATTGATCGTTTCCACCTTTAACGCCGCCGAATCAAACTCTTTCTGCATGGCGTTCACTTGTGCTTGCTGGTTTGCAATAGAGTCGGATGTAAAAAATTCCGCTCCGCTTTTCATATGTTCAAGAGTTGCTTTTGCCGCATCGAGATTTGCGCCGAGCTGTGCCGACTGCTCTACCAGCGGGAGCTTTTCTCTTTCCAGATCATTTAGTTTTTCAGATAAAGCAGAAATTTTCCTCGTAAGTGTATTGAGCTCTTTTTGCGCCTGCTTGGAATCAATTTCCGTATTGATGATAATAGATCCATCTGCCATTAAATCACCACCATTTTTTCTTTTACTTGCAAAGGTGCTGTGCGTATGATATAATACGCTAAAATTTTGTTGTTGGGAGGGGCATTACATTTGTCAAAAAAAGAGAAATTGATAAAACGCGCAAAGCTACTTGGAGTGCGAGAGGCACGGGATACGCTCATTTTTACTACAGTAAACTATACGCTATACAGTTTTTGGGTTGAGTACGAAGACGGTTCATCCGATGTAATTGAGTGCGCCCCCATCTCGCCAGGCGAAAGTAAGCGAAAACAACGCGAACAGAAGTTGTTGTTCGATAAACTGATGGATATTGCAAACCAGTCCAAGGATAGTACTTCCGCCGCACCGGAAACGGATACCGCGATGCTGGATACCTTGCAAAAAATCCACGATCTTCATGAATCCGGAGCCTTACCAGATGATGTCTTTGAGAAAAAGCGTTCTGAGATTTTGAGGAAACTGTCTGACCCGGAAAACCAGGCGAGCTTCGCTCAAAATGTTACCGTGGTACGAATGGGTGCGAGGAAGTGTGGAGAGTCAAAAACAATATTGATTGTTGATGGGGAACGAAAAGCGTTTGATTTGGATAATATTGTCCAGTTCCACCTGGTGCCAGGAGAACATACCGTTAGGTTTGAGCGAGGAGTTGTTAGGAGCAATGAACTCACATTCCTTGTTACCAAAGGCAGTCAGTACAAAATTAGTTTCACAGCAAAAATGTTCAGCATTGATGCTGACCTGAAAAAGTAAAAATGCGTCCATCCGCCCTCGCAAGAGGGCGGATTTTTATACCCATTGTTTGATAATATTTTCGTCCTGCTCGGAATATCTGCGCTTGAAATCCACAAGATGCTTATTCTGCTTGTAAAATTCCTGATCGGATTTATCCAGCTTTTGATTTTTGGTTTTCTTTTTTCGGATGCTTACCACTTGGGCAAAGGTGCAATCACCTATTTCTTGGTATGCGGCTATAAATGTCCACCAGTGCAGATATTCAATGGAGCGGATTTCCGTGCCAAGCACGCGATTTATGGGGCTTGCAATCATCGGGAAATCCTGCTGCCAATCCATGAGCTTGGGGCGCTTTTCATCCCGGCATTCTTCCTCGCCGCAATTTATAAAGGATATGCATTGCCGCACCGCGTTCTCGTATTCCGTGTATGGGATATCCTCGTAATCCGGGTAAAACATTTCCATCACTGCCTCTGCCTTATCGGCGCTGTCCAGCTCCGAATCAGAAAGCATTTCCAAAATGTCCAAAATGTCCCGGTAATCAGACCGAATAGCGTATTGCTTCCCGCCCAGCTCCACGGATTTTGGCAGGCTGTATCTCATTTGTGGTACTTCTTGGTGTACTTGCTAATGCGCGGGTTGGTAAGCTTCTGCTCCCGGGCATACGCAGTATCCATTTCGTCCACCAGTGCAAAAAGCAAATTTGCCCAAATGGGGAATCCGTTGGCCAGCGCGTAAAGATTCAGCTCACCAAAAAGCGGGGTGCAGATATCAAATCCGAATACTTCTCCGTTGATGATCTCCCGCATTTCCAGGTCCATCTTTTGGCCAATGTCAAAAATTTCCTTTTTATCGGCGTTTTTTTGCACTTCGTCCTTATAACCCTCGTTCATTTTGTCGAGTTTTTCAAACGCGGAAAAAAGCCGGCGAGACAGGCCCATATCCAGCGGGTTAAACGCAAATTCGCATTCTTTCCCGTCGGTAGTCAAAAAAGTTTTAGTGACTACGCCGGTATCAATTTTGATAATATTTTCGCTCATAGCGTCCTCCGTTTTCGATAGTGGGGCGGGCAGAAGCACCCGCCCCGATCTGCTTAGGCTGCGGTAAATTCAATAGCGCCGCTGCTGCCCTTATTCACAGTGCCCAGGGTGCGATTGCCGCCGTATGTGATCTCGCTTGCGATGTTCAGGGTACCGCCGCCCTCACCGCCGATGGAGGTCACGGCAATGGCGCAGGAATCATAGCGCTCGGCAAACTTCGCATCGCCGCTGGTGGCGTAAAAATGCCCGATCATCATGTCCTGGTTGGCCAGCGCCTGCGCATCGTGGTCTTTTACGGCCAAATTCCACATCTTCACGGCTGCTGCATCACCAGCATCCAAGGGGATGGGGTCAAAGGTTTGTGTAATAACGGGCTTTTTCATGGTTGTGAATGTGTTCCCCAGCACATCCTGCTTGCTCTCCTGGCCCCAGTCCATTTCCTCGCTGGTGTCCTCCACCCGCTTGCCGATAGCGCTCCAAACAGGGCTTTCCTTGGTCCCCGTGTTGAGGTATGCGATCAGCAGTTCCCGGTCAATGGTCTGGCCTTCCGGTGTGGTAAAAGTCAAATCTGCCATTATGTATTCACCTCGTAATTCATTTTCATTAAGATTTGATGATCTTCGTCGCCGTTTTCATACACAGCGAACAAAGAAGATCGCGTAGTAGGCTCCAGGCTTACAACGCGTTTCCCCGTACCAATGTCAGGGCGCTTTCCGGTCGCCCAATCTCCGATAGCGTTTAACAGTTCGTCAGCCTTGAGCCGTTTGTCCATGCTGTTGCCCGGCTTAACCCGGTAAATGATTTTGAATTGGTATTCCGCTTGGTAGCCCCCTAAAACATATCGTTTAACGATATAGGACGCCTGGATGGTCGAAATGGCCATTGCAGAGGTGTCGGCGGGCAGGGACTCAAATCGAATCAAATCCACCGGCAAATCCGGATATGTGTTCAGCCAAACCAGCAGCTTGCGAGATACCTTGTCCTCTTCCGCTGCCGATACGGTTTTTTTAACTTTGTCCAAATTTTTCCACCGCCTTTTCTGCAATGCGTATCCATTTATCCAGGTTCTGCGCTTTGGAAGCCTCAAACCAATGGCTCTGTGCTTGTGGGTGCATCGCCTTGGAAAATACAAGGTCTCGGTTTGTCAAGACCTTCGTCCCGCCCTTTGGCGCAAAGGTGCTACCGGTTTGCGGATCAACCATGACTTTGCCGTAGTACAAAAACCGCGCATAAGGCCCGGGGTAAATAATTTTGTTGCCGTCTAACCTCGTGCGTATTGTTAATGATCCTGTAAGCGCAGGAACAAACGGCTCGGTGTCTTTTATGACCTGCTGCCCAACAATGCTTTCAGCGCGGGTGCAGCTCTCAGCCAGTTTGTCCTTGATGGCCTCCATGCCGCCAAAATGCATCGCAAAGGTAACGGCCACTTATTTACCACCCACTTCCCAATGCTGCATATCTGCGCTGCCAAAGTCTTTTGCGTCAACCTTAGTCACATTCCAGCAATTATCGTGCGCCAATGCCACGCCCTCGTTGTCCGTTACAAATTCGCCTTTGACGAAAAATGTATCGCCACCGTTGCCGGTGGTGGATAGCGTCCATAGGCCCGTCCTGTCGCTTGAGGCAAAAAATGCTTGCGGCTCTGTATATGTCTTGGGCTTTCCGCTAAATCCATCCACAGCTTTTACCGTAAATGGGATATACAGGTTTACTGCGTCGGCGCCTTCAAGCCCGCTTTTGCGCACGTTAACTCCCTTTGACGCCTCGCAGAACACGCCATCAAGCACGGTTACATATAGGTTTGTGACATCTTTTAGCGTGGCAGGGTCCGGTTCACGCACGACGTTGTAAACCGTTACAGTGTGGGGAGCGTACATCTGCAACCACCTCCGCGATACAGCAGCCCTGTATGGGCAAGGTATTCCATGCATGTTTCCGCCAGCAATTTTCTTGCGCCGTCCGTGGCACTCAATGCAGCAGCGGCGCTTTCCCCGCCGCTGGCCAGTGTGCGAGAATACCCGCCTACCGTTTCACTTTTCACGTCACCGCCGGTAAGCGCCGCCGTCAGCCTGGTTGCGGCAAGTTGCTGCGCGGTCTCGATCAACTGATACTTGTCCACCAATGCGCAGCAACACATCTTTACAGCGTCCATATCAGCGTTGTCTTTCGCCCGGTTTTGGGTGTAGTAATCGAGGAAGGAGCTGGCCCGAACAGCCAGACGCGGAAAATCTTCCTCGCTCACAGAACCCATATAGATTCCGGCGTAGTATGTATAATCAGCGTATGTCATACGGGTCAGCTCCCTTCCAATACTGCAATTATGTCAGCCTTGCGCATTGAACTGCTGACCCCGTCCACCCCGTTTCCCCTGGCATAATCAAGCAGTTGGGCTTTTGTCATGTTGGAGAAAGAAGAAGTTTCAGGGTCAGGCTCACTCAGCAGTTCGCTTAGCCCCCCACTGCCGGAGTGATGGAGCCGACAACCACGCCGTCAATGCGCTCGGCGAACAGCACCATGCCGTTGATAACGGTATCGGATGCGGTCATGTTGGTGTAATCGGGTTCCTCATGGATACCGATATAACCGGTGGCGTCGGTGGTGAAGTTGAACACCTCGCCCAGATCTGCGCCGTTCACAGGGATGTAGTACAGGACGATGTTGTCCTTGGCGGTGGCGTAAATCTTGCCCTTGGGGACGCTGGAGTTCAGAATCACAGTGCCCAGACCGAGAAAGTTCTCGACATAGGTCATGCCGAAAGCGGTCTGCAGGGTGATGTTGGCAGTTGCGAGATAGTCCGCAACATCCAGCGGGTTCATGAAATACACTGCGCCGATCTCGTCATCCTCGAACAGCACCTGCAGCTGGCCCCATGCCTGAGCCAAGGTCGCTTGGAAGGTAGCACCGCTGGCCGTGCCAGTACCGGTTGCGAGGAAGCCGAAGAAATCCTTGCGGATACCTTTTTGCACATCCTTCAGCATTTCATCGGTGGTCATTTCGACGGCCTGATCGTAGCCGCGATCAGTGATTGCCTCGGCAGAAGTGGCCTTACGCCACTTCTTCAAGGTGATCTCCTTGTAGTTCACAGCCTCGGTCTTGTACTTGCTCAGAGGGATGGTCTCGCCCTCGGCCACAGCGCCGTCTTCCAGAGTTCCGGTAGCCTTGTAGCTCTTGAGCACAGTACCGGCCTGCTTGGCAATCTTGCGGGTAACGCCCAGAGCCTCCATCAACTTCTTGATGGAATAGCCGAACATTTCGGTAAACTCGATCTCGCGAACACGGGCAAGATCTTCCTTCTTAATCAGCTTAGGATCAACAGCCATTTTTATTCTTCCTTTCTAAACAAATCCATATTTGCGGCGATTGCAGCGCGCCGCTCTGCTCTGTCGGTGATTTTCATAATCTCGTCCTTTGTCATAAACTTGCCGCCCTCGTTGAGCCGTGCGCCCATGTCCAGCCGGACAGCAGGCTTAGAAACAAGGCTCTTATAAGTGCCGTCTACGAGAGCGTCAAGGCTCTTGGTGTCCTTGATCTTCTCGCCGTCCAGCTCCAAGGTAGACATTTCCTCGCCGCATCCGCGCATGGCAAGGTCGAGATTTGCGCCGGTGATGTTTTTGCTCTCAAAGTAAGCCCGGACAGCCTTTTCCTTTGCCGCCTTGCTTTCCTTTTCTGTGATGTCGGTCTTAAAGGCTTCAAAAGCCGAGTGTTCCTTCTCGTACTTCTCCTTATAACCGCCGTCACCTGCCGCCTTGAGATCATCCAACTGCTTCTGGATGCCGGGCAGCTTCTCCGCATCGGCCTTGTAGCGGGTCACATCCGCCTTTAGGCCGTCCACAGTGTCGGTATGCGCTTCGATGATGGTATCTACCTGCTCATCGGTGAGACCCATACCCTTCAAAAGTTTGCGTGTAAGTGCCATGACACTATCTCCTTTTCTTTGGCCGCGTTTCTTCGCGGACGATAGTTTTTATAAAAACCGCTGTGCTTCGCAGGTTTTACTTAAAACAAAAGAGCCAACCACCGAGAATTCCTCAGCATTTGGCTCCTATTGCCCTTTCCCGCGCCCAATTACGCGGAAGTGTATTGGATTGTTTTTTTGACCTCCAAGACGATATACCCATCGCCTTTTCGTCGCACCTCTGCGTTGTTGCCACGCTTCAAGATGGCTTCGATAGCCTGTATCATTTCATCACGGTTCATTGACTACCTCAATTTCTTTTGGGTTTACATCCGTAAGCTCAACTTTTGCGCCATCATCGCACAGAATTACAACCCGATACTTGATCACGCGTGCAATCTCGCGGGTGTAATCACGCATCACTCGCACTTCTCCGTCAAGTTCAAGCACAATTCCTTCGTAACTTCTTGCTTTAATTCTCATACAGCACCTTCATCCTTTCCCGCTGCTCCGGCAGCCCCGCCGCCGCGCTGAACGCCTTGTATTTGGCGTTTAATCGCCGCAGTTTGATGTTGGCCGCAGTCGCATCTTCCTCCAGACCCGCGACGCTGTACGCGTTTTTCAGACGCTTTTGCTTTCGTATGGTACGCTCTATGCGTCGCTGCATCTGTGTGGCCTCATATGCGGTGTAGGTCTTGCCATCAAATGTGCAGCCAAGCCCATCATCAATATGTGCAAGCTGTTCATCGGTATAGGTGCGCTCAGACACACCTTCGACCCAGGGGAAGCGCCGGTGGCGGCAGTTGGCTCCTTCCAGACCATCCACGGCCCCCAGTCCGCACACCTCGTAGATGCTCGGGTAAATGTCATTTGCGCGAATACTGTAAACCCTGCCTTGCCAGTCCTTATGGCTTGACCACGGGGACGGCCCCGGCTTATCACGCGCGCCAGAATGGGCGGAAACCTCGAAATATGGTGTCTCAAGATATTCTGCCGATTGCTCCGTGTATTTTGCGCAGATTTGGGAAACGCCTGTCATTACCGCCCGCCGAGCCGCCACATCGATTTGGTCTCGATGGCCACTTTCATAGTCAACTATTTTCAATCCGCTGTCTGCAAGCTGCTTTACTGCCGTCTTGATGGCCTGTTTGTAGTTGATAGCGCCGCTCTGCACCTGCATCACCGCGTTATCAAGCGCCCATTGGTAAGCTTTGGCAGGGGGGAGCATCGTCCGCCCTGCGTCCACCAAAAAGCCCATTGATTGGGTTATATTGCGCAAGTCCCGCTTTGTCTGCTGGTATATGGCCCAGGTGTCCTCGATGCTTACCAGCGTTTCCGGCTGCGTGATGTGTTCCAAGTCGATGACGCTGGTATAATACTGCTGGTTGCGCTTTACCACATCGTCCAGTATCTTCTTGAGCTTCTGCTCACTGATGCCCGTAGTCTTGCGTATCGCTCTCTCGATTTCCTCGAGGTCAATGCCGTGCGCCCGCAGCGCCTTGATGTCCTGCACCGTAACCTCGTTCAACTCGTCCCGCAGCTTTAGACGAGAGCATATCTCCGTCAGCAGCGTGTCCTCAAGTCCACGGTACAGTTCTGCCAGTTCTTCCGGCAGCGCATCAAGGATTTCCGGCTGAAACGGATATTTCATTTGCTTTCCTCCGTTTCACAATTTCATCGTAATGCGGCTTCACGCGGATCACATTCCAGTCGCATTCCTCCGGCACTTTGCCATAGAATATCACCCATTCCGGCGATAGCCGCTTCATCATTTCCTCGTAGCCGCGCAGAAAAAGACGCTTGCTTTCCTTGTTCTGCTGTGTGCCTACCGAACTAACCGCAACTATCCCGCCGACCGGCTCACCATCAAAGCACCAATCATAGCTGCGTTCGTCGCTCCAACCGATGGTCGGATACACCGTCAGGCCGTGGAGCTGCCAGTATGCCGCTAACCAGTGCTTGCGATAGTGGTTGTAAATCTGCATCGCCAGCGGCATATCGGTGTACATGGAGAAGTCCGGCGCACACACCGCCGCAAATTCGGACAGCTTCGGGATGTACTTGTCCGGCGTGTTCCAATGGCGGATAAACTGGTAATCGTCCACGAAGAAATGAACGATTTTACTTTCCGAGTCTTTTGCCGTGTAATGGTAATTCACGGGGATAAATTCGCCCTGCGGATACGCCTTAACCGGCTCAATTTGCGGAATGTCGTACTTGCCAACGCCGGGAAATGTGAACTTGTCCAGATTCTCAAAGTTAATCATAAATCCCCCAGCAAACAAAAATGCCGCAAGATACATTTCTGTACCTTACGGCATAGCAAGCGCCCGGAATCAAACCGGAACTCCCTCAATCAAAGTGTGCTGCCATTACACCACTACTTGCTACGCCGATTATACCATATTTTTTTGACCCGCTCAACCATTTTCTTTTCTTCGGTTGTCAGATTTGCATACCCTTTCGCACTGTCGTTCTCGCTGTGGATATATCCGTGATGGGTATGTGGGGAAACTTTATCGTGCGGCCTGTCCAAGTCTATCTGCTTTGTCCTTTTATTTGCCGCATCGTAATATGTAATTGCCTTGATATTGTCGTTTTTGTTTAGCGTCACATAAACGCGCCCTTTGGTCATTGTTTCCATAGGCGTTTTCTGTGCGCCGTCAACCGCCTTGACAAACTTGATATTGCTTTCCTTGACGAGTGTTCTAAACTCGCTCCCGTAAGGCTTGCCGCTTACGCTGATACCGCTGCTTGCGCCACGTCCGCCCATTATTTTCTCCTGCGCGGATCTCTGCCGTGCTTAATTATTTTTTCTTCTTTTGTTGATGCTCCTTTTCGCAAAAGACCATCTTTGCCGATTGTACCAGTAAATACGGTTTTCCGCTCCACGGTATCATTTTTTTCTTCAGATTGCATTTTCCCACCGTGGACGCGGGCATAATTCCGCGTTTCCGTGTATGTATATTCCACAACGCCATCGGAGCGCACTCTGAATTCTGGAGCGGATTTATGTGCGTCTTTGGAAATAGCCGCACGCATATTCCCCATAATTCTGCGTTGCTCTTTTGTTGCTCTACCAAGCCCGCCGCCCGCTCCGCCTCTACCGCCCATCACTCCACCTCCGTTTCTTCTTCGGTCGTCATGACCTGCATCTTCGGAAGCGCTGCCTTTGCGGTCGCCTCGTCCTCGTTCATCCACCGCATGCGGAACTCCCAATCGTTCATGATTCCAGCGTTAAGAAGCTGCACGTCACGGTTAAAGTCCTGACCCTTGTCCTCAATGATGGAATCGTCAAAGTCAATGGAGATCTGGACGTCCTCATTGAGGGATGCGCCCATGTACCGATTTCCCATGCGGAGCAAGCTCCGGCACAACTCTGTGATTGCCTGTTCAAGCACAATTTCATGTTTTTTGATCGTGCGGAACAGGGTGCTGTTTTCGCTGATGACCTGCGTGGCAGTTGCGATGCTGCCCTGGTTGAATTTGTAATGGTTCTCACCAAAACCGCACTTGCTGGACAGGATGTTCAACATATCTTGCATGCCGGTGTTAAACTCCGCCGTCCGTAGCGACATATCGACCTGCTGCAAGATGTTGCCGTTGCCGCCTCTGTCCTCCGGAAGTACATAATAAACGGTCTCACGCTTATCAAACACTGGCCGACCGTCAATGCTCTGGGTTGCCTCCGGCTGCACCACAATGCGCTTCTTGCCCAACACAAATTCGTTCACATAGCTATCATAGGTGATGTCAACGCTCTTGAGCTGGTCGATGGCGTGGGCAAATGCAGCCACGCCAAGCGGGTTGTTTTCGTCAGAGTTTGCAATGTTCAGCCGGTCAATTACAAACTGCGGCTTGTCGCTGCCGGTATGAATCACCGGAGGAATTGTCTCAAACCCTTTCACGCTGGCCAGCGGGACTTCCTCCGCATCATACAGATGGTTCTCAATGTCATACTCGCCGTTGCGCAGCCGGTGCACCTGGATGTAAGTATATTCTGTGTCATCGACCTTCCGAGTGGATGCGAACGCACACTCGCGGATAACGCCGTTATCCCACGTAAGCGGGTAGATGTTCCAGGCGCTGACGTAGTTGATGCGAATGCGGCCAGAGTCAATGATTTCTGCCGTATCTGGGTTAATTCCCATGCCTTCCATCACCGGCACATACGCAACGGTTCCTACTGCCGCTTTGCGCTCCTGCGATTCGTTAGCCTTGACCTCCCAGTTGTTATCGGCAAAAACAGTATCGATAAATTCCTGTTCCTGTTTGCCTTCGAGCGTGATGTTGACTCGCTCGTTCATTAGGAGGTTGGCCCAGTCCTCGCAGACTTTCTTTCCCATTCCCACCGAATACCGGTGGCACTCCAGCTCTTCAATCCCATTCCACACCGTATAGCTGTGGAAATCTTCAACGTTTCCCTTATACCACGCGTTCCACAGGTCGATCAGGGAATAGAATTTATTGCCGACCGTGTCAAACCCGAGATCCTTTAATGCTCTCCGAATATTCACTATTTCACCGTCCCATCATGTGACCGGCACGTTCCAGGTCTTTGTAATAAGGCTCAATGCTGTACTCAAAAGCATCCAAGCTGTCGATGTCGGACGTGCCGTCATCCAAGCGCTCGTCCTCAAATTTATCAGGATCATAAATCGCGGTTTGCATTGCATCGATCAGATGCGGGCAGTTGCGCGAAACCTTAAAACGCCCCTGTTTCATTAGCAGCACCACAAGCCTAATTCTATCTGTGATTTGCAGTTTCATTGCATTCTTGACCTGCGTCCCGAGGTGCATTTTTTGTGCGGTATGATCTAACCCCCGAATTAGCACCGTTTCCGCACTATCCGCTCGTGTCTGGCTGTAACCATACTTTGACGTTATCAGCTGGCAGAACGTAGCAAAACGCCGGTTTAATGCATTCGGGTCAATCTCTTCGTTTTTGATGTATTCTTCTTCCAATGCCACAACACGGAAATCTTTTGTGATCCCGGTGGCTTGAAATTTCGTTGCGGACTTTGTACCACCGAAGTCAACGCCAATTGAAATGATTGAGAAGCTGGTGCCGTTTTGCTTGGCCCACTCCAAAGGGTCTCCGATCAAATACTTTTCTGTATCGTTGGCAAAGTCCTTATAAACGATGCCCTCTGCCGCTACCCACAGGCCGCGCACATACCGGTCATAAAATATACCGGCATACATATTCTCGTACCGTTCGAGGGTGCGCTTGCTCAGGCCGGGGTTGTCCGTCATTTCAAAGTGTAGATACAGTGCATTGCGCTCACGGCTTCGCTTGATCCACTCCTGATAGAACCAGTGATGTGGACTGCCTGGGTTACAGGAGAACCACAACCGCGCACCGTCAACGGAACAACGCGCAAGCGCCTGTTCCACAAACGAACGCGGCATCAGCACCACCTCGTCCAGCAGCACCCCCGCCAGCGTGCGGCCTTGAATCAGCGTATAGCTGGCCTCGTCCTTACCGCCGAACACCTCAAAGTAATTCGTCACGGCTCCGCGCCGCACTTCCATCACCTTGTCGCCGCGCCGCCAGCGGATGAGATAACGTTCCTTTGCAAGGCTCATCGCCGTGAACGGCACGATGATGTTCTTGGTGCAGCTATCCACCGTGCGGCCACACACGCCGAAGCGCTGACCGCTGAAATTCTCCATCGCCCAGCGGACGAACGCCCACATCATGATAGAGGTCTTGCCGGAACGCACGGCACCGTCGCAGATCAGCGCGTCATACTTGGAATAGGGGAAAGCAAGGATTTTCTGCTGCTTCGGGCTAATCATCGCTCTCCAACCCTTCCGCCATTTCACGCAGGCTCACACTCAATGCGTCATCCTGCGTGTTGTCAGTCGGCAAACCCAGCTCCACAATATCGCGCTGCCCAAGGTACTGTTTCCCCAGCCAAATCGCCATGCTTGCGTTCTTTGCCGCAAGCTGCCACTGGCTCCGACGCAGCGAAATTTTCCCCGCTCCTCGCTTTTGCTTAAATACCTCGGAAAAACTGGCATGATAGGTGCGCTTACACCAACTATCCAACGTTTTATCGGTCACGTCAAACCAGCCGCAGATTTCCTCAAGCGTGCATTGCAGGCCGCAGAGGTTCTCGAACTGCTTCTGATCTATTTCCTTTCTTGGCCTTGCCATACGCGCCCTCCTTTCTCGCAGTCAGCTTTCTCGCCACCAATGTATGCAGGCCATTCATGGCCCCTGTAATATCGCCGGACTTAATCAGCCCGTTCAGTGTTTTCATCTGCTGTGTGGATAAATACTGCTGGTTTTTCTTCAACATCCTCCGCGCAGTCACCTGAGCATCAGTCATGCAGAAGCACCGCCTTTTCTCCGGTAAACTTTTCCCATCGATCAATAATGACGTCCGCATACTTCGGATCGTACTCCATGCAGAAAGCGTGTCTGCCATTCTGCTCCGCTGCCATGATCGTTGTGCCGGAGCCAGCGAACAGGTCGAGGACATTCTCTCCCGGCTTGCTGGAGCACTGCATCTGGTAATCAAACAGCTTAATCGGCTTCATGGTCGGATGCTCCGCAGACTTGACAGGCTTATCGAAATTCAGCACAGTTGTCTGTCTGCGGTTTTTGAAGAAGTAGTGCTTCTTACCTTCCGTCCATCCGTAAAGGCAAGGCCCATGCGCGTCCTCTTCAATTTCGCTCTCACCGTACAGGCAAGGTTCATGTTTCCACTGGAAATCCTGTCTCCCCATCACAAGGGAGTTCTTCACCCAGATCAGGCACTGCCGGACACGCAGCATCGCATCTCTGCACGCGCCTCGGAAGTTATACCCCTCGCTGTCTGCGTGCCAGATGTAGAACGGAGCACCGGGCTTCATGACCATCGCCGCATTGGAGAATGCATCCGTCAGGAAACGCCTGAAGGCCGTATCCTCCATATTGTCGTTCTTAATCTTCCCGGCGGTGCCCTGATAGTCCACATTGTACGGTGGGTCTGTGAGCAGCAAATCCATTTGTGCCCCCCCCACAAGCTTCTGTACGTCTGTCAAAGATGTGCTATCTCCGCACATAAGGCGATGGTCTCCAAGCTGGTACACATCGCCAAGTTTGCTCTTCGGCTCTGCCGGTAAAACAGGATCGTAGTTGTCCTCTACCACTGACGTGTCGAGTTCATCACGCAGACCCCAATCAAAGTCAAAAGCAGACAAGTCAAGCCCCGGCAGCTCATCAGCCAGCAGGTCAAAGTCCCAATCGCTCTCGTTGCTCTTGTTATCCACCAGCCGCAGGGCGTTCACCTGCTCCGGTGTCAGATCGTCCACGCAGGCACAAGGCACTTCTTCCATGCCCAATTTCTGAGCAGCCAACGCTCTGCAATGCCCAATGACGATAACTCCATCACGGTCAATCACAATCGGCTGCACAAAGCCGTATTGCTTGATGCTCTCCGCAACATTGTTGATTTGCCGTTTATCATGCTTTTTTGCGTTGCCGGCATACGGCACAATATCCGCAAGCCGCCGTTTTGTGATTTCCATGCTTTCCTCCTGTTTTGTCACCAGCCCCCACCCCTTGGCTACAGTAACAGTCTTTCCCCTCCCATGCGGCCTTCTGGAAGCTCTCAAACATGGGTTACACATATTCCGGCACCACACTGCGCTGCGCCTTTTCGTCAGCCGCACACTGTTTTTGCGGATTAACTGTCCGCCGCTGTGGCCACAGCTTGTGTGTACTTAACTTCTCGCGCTTCCTCGCCCGCTTGTGTGGTTGGCGCGGCATTGCAGTCCTGCCCTGCTTTAGCGCTTCGGGAAAAGTCCCCGTCACTCGCTGTGGTCTCCCCTTACGGGGCACCTATACCGCATATATGCCCGGTTTCCACGGTTGCCCCACTTGTTTATACTCCGTTGGTGACTCCGTTTAGAGTTTGGCGCAGGCGGCTGGACTCGAACCAGCGACCAAGGGCATTCAATCGCATATCCCTTCGTGCGATAAAGCTCTACCGACTGAGCTACACCTGCATATATAGGTGCCGTGTGGGAGGTGCGACCTCCCGCCCCTGATCTTGGGGTGCAACGAGCGCACGGCATATAACAACAGCCCGCAGGTTTCCCTACAGGCTGTTTATACCGGTATGACCTTTCGGTGCCAGAAGGTGCGCCCAATACCGGCGGCGCATAAGATGGAGGAAACGGGTTGAGTGGAAAGACGGGTGGATGACTATTCCTTATCATCCACTGTACCTATTGTAGCACATCATTAGGCGGAATTTGTGCCAACTTTCTCTGCAAAACCACAATATATGGCTATGTCATAGAGAAATTGCTCTTTCCGGCGGCTGAATGTCCGCTCACTTATCCCCGGTACGATAATCTTGTTGCGGGAATACTTATGCTTGCCCTGACAGTTGCGCATGATCCCCTGTGTAAGCTGCTTTCGAACGCTCTCGCTCTCCAAATCCCGCCCACATCGGTCTATGGCATATTCAACAGCCCGCATTTTCTTGGTTTCCGGCCAGTCCTCTATGGCGGCAAGCTGCTCCGCCTTGCTCTCGGCCGGTCTACCAATACCGGGGGAGCGGGGCATACCCTCTGTTGCACTGTTCCCGCCGCTCAGTATCTCGCTCCTTGCGTCGTTGTACGCCTGTACCCGCCGTGGATAACCTCTGACATAGGCAATGCACTCAAGCCGCACATCATACGGCAGCGTCTGTTTTCGGCTCATGCCACCCTCCTTACTCTGCGTTGTTTATCAGTTTGTAGTCGCTCCGCAGAGCGTCCGCAATATCCTTCTTGGTCACATAGCCACTGTTTTTTGCGTCCACCAGCTCCACAAGGCATTTTTGCAGATACTCAACACTCATAGTGTCGTGGCTGTCCGGCGTTTCCTCCAACACGTGGAATCCAAATTTTGTAAGCAGCACTTCGGACACCAAATCCATGTTTTGCTTTGTCCCCATCAGCTTGCCCTGCTGGTACGCTTTCATGGGGTTGTTGGGCAGGGTTTTGCCGTCAATCCTCATTTCCGTCCCTCCTTGATCTTGTCCATCAGAAGCAGCCGCACATCTTGGCAGAGTGCATATACAAGGCTATTCTGCCAAATGCTTCGCCGCTCCTTAATGCGGCACATACCGTTCTCGATTTCCTCTAATGCTTCCAGCATTGCGTCCTTATTCGCCATTGCTTGCCCTCCACGGAGTATCCACGCATTCAGTGTGGACAATCTCCATCTCGATCGCCCACAGTAGGTTCCACGCCGCAGCTACAAGGTGCGGCTCATCCACATAGCCCGCCAGATATTTCGCCGCATGGCGAATAGCGGAATCTAACAAACTGTGGGTTGGGATCCCTTTATCGACATTATGCTCCCCGTATTTCAAAGCGCCCGCCTCGCAGTGCTTCGACACTTCCATGATAGCCGACCAAGGGAGCAAATCCATCCGTCCCTTGCCCGTGTGCATATCCCGGAGTGCTCCGCTTGGAAACTTTGTTCTTTCTCCGCTGTCTTTAATCATAGTCCCTCCGTTCTCCGTAACTGCAAAAATCGTCAGCCTTTACATACGGTAGTCCACCAGCGAAATCACATCCGCATTCGTATTCATCCGGCTTGTAATGCTTGCAGTCCTTGCACCGCACTACTTCCACAGCGTCAACGGTTGGAACAACATACTTGATTATGTGATATGCTTCTGTAAATCCCTCGGCAAGATTATCAAGATGAGTTTCACCGTTGTGTATCAATTCGTTCGTTTCCTTGTATTCTTCGTCAAACAGTCTCAATGCTTCATCAACGTCAATCAGCCGCATCGCCGTCACCTCCGTCCATCTTGGCCCCGCAGTTGGGGCAGTAATCAAAATCTACGCCGTCAAGTGTACCACCTTCGATAATGCCAGCCCACGCCCCGCACACGCTGCATTTGAACTCGCAATGCCCTTCTTTATGCCATTTGTAGACATCTCTCCCATGTACCACCGGGGCCACATCGGCTCCGGTGACATCACTTGCCTGCCGCAACACTTTGGCGGCCTGCAAGTATGGGATTTCCTGTGGGCTCTCCGAGAACACATCCTTGGTGTAAACAGCAACGTGATAGCGCTTTGTGTTCTCGATTGCCCTCGCGCCGGCGTTCATGGCAAGCATGAGTTCTTCCGTGCGCTCGATGTATTCAGCCATTGTCAGCCCTCCCATAAAATTCCTCTAAGTCATCCTGCGCCTTGTCGACAAAATCGGGGCAAGCCAAGCATTCCGGTAGCGGGTAATCCGTCATCGGGTCAACCCGTCCGAGACAATAGATGCGGTCTTTCTTGCCGTCGTTCCATTCGTGTGACGGGCGCCCTCGCTTGTCCAGCGCACACTTAGCCGTTGCCATCCTTCATCGCCTCCAATGCTTTCTCCGCCTCCTCGCGGGTCAGAAATACGGTCTTACCGATTTCCCCGGCGTTTATGCCTGACAGCGATTGCCAAACAAACCCTTCTACAATGTCCCACTCGATAAACGAGCCGAACAATCCCACGCGGATGGCTCTAACTTTATACACACTGATCGTTTTCCGACCCGTTACTTCGTAAAGCCTGTCACACAGATTGCACGGCAGCACCACCAGCCGCCCGTCCTTGTCGGCCTCTGCCAGCTCCCGCAGGCGGCCATAACCTCCTCCGATGCTGTTCAAAACCGACATCATTGTGCGCCACTCTCCCGACATACTGTGGACTTCTCCCGGCGTCAGCCCCGTGTCCTCGTAGGCTTTCAGCCGCTCCCACACTTGCTTTTGTGAGCAGTTCCCGCCATGCTGGCAAGGCAGCTCCCGGCACTGCGAAATGTCGCAGAAATTTCCATCAAATGTAATCCGTTCCATCATCCGTTCCACCTCGCCGTCTTTTCCTGCACACCCCATTGAAGCGCGTCCTCGTGGCTATCAAAGTAAAGGTCAATGCGGTTTCCGCTGACTGCTCCGCCCACATCCTGCGCTATGTAGATATGCCCATCGATCTCCACCTCTGTCCCCAACGGGATAACATCGGGGTCGGTAGCGATGGTCACGCCCTGTGTTGCTTTCGCTCCTGTGGCTGTATAGCCGTTTGAATACGCTCCACAGCATTTTTC